AACCGCGCCGCCGAGCGCTGCGCTGCTTGCCCCTTTTGCTGCCGCCACACCTGCCGCGCTTGCGGCTGCCGTTCCGAGTTCCATTTGCCTGTCCATGATGGTTGTGGTCACAGTTGAGCCGCTTCGACAATGTCCGGGTTGGCTTTAAGGAAGGCGATCAGCTTGGCCGCTTGGGCTTCGGTGATCTTTGGAGGCTGGTCTACAACCTCGGGCAGCGGAACGGTTGACGCAAGCACGGCGCCGGCTGGCACCGGCTGGCCTTCGTCGATGAGGGTCCACACGCCATCGACCAGGTAGGCCGACACCTGAATCTCGCGGCGCTGGCCGGTTTTGATGTTGAGTTCGATCCGGTTCATCGGTCAGTACTCCACAAGAATGGACGCAGAGCCGCCGTCAAACGTGCCGCCCGAGCAAAGCAGGCGGATGCCCGTGATGTCGCCAGCCAGCACCGTGCTGCCAGCGTGCTGCTGAAATTCAGCAGTCCCACCGTGGCGAGCAACTGCCCCGTTACACGTCCAGGTGTTCGAGCCCATGAAGGTGAGAACCGTGGCGCCGTGGATGTTCGTCGAGCCGTTGGAAAAGTCGTAGCGGCAGAAGGCGTCGGAAACCGTGTCGGCGCTTGAGCCCGAGCCGTAGAAGAAAAACGTTCCTGTGTACCCGCTCGAAACCTCGGAGCCACCAACCAGGGCGCGGATCTTGACCGAACCGGTCGCCGAGCCGCTGACACCAGACAGCATCACGGTGATGCGCTTGGCCCCCGCAGGAATCCCCGTGAAATCGATGGCCGTGCCGCTGGTGGTGGCCTGGATGGCCGAAAGGCTGAACTGCAGGCGCGTGCCGACAGCCGCTGCAATCAGGCTCTCGGCCTGCTGCTTGGGCACCGCCTCCAGCGCATTGGCCGCGTTGCCTGAGAGCACAATTGCGCCCGTCATCGTCCCGCCCGACTTCTGCAGGGCGCCGTTGATGAGGGACTGCACAGCCGTCGCCAGCTTGGCCAGGGTGATGGAGCCATCAGCCGGAACCAGCTCAACCACGCCCCCGCCAGCAAACGCCGCGACATCCACCAGGGCGATGGCACCACCCGCTCCGAAGGTCAGCACTTTGTCCACGCGCGAGGCCGCTGCAGGCAACTCAGAAAGCGACTCACCGACCGGCACGCGGATGCCGCGAGCGATCAACTCGGCGTCCTCTTGGAGCGCCATCACGATCCGGTCGAGGTCGTCGTCGAGCACGTCCTCGCGCAGATCGCCTGCGTATTGGTAGTCCGTGGCACGCTCGCGCGAGACTTCGCGGTAAAGCAGCACCTCGATGCCAGAGCCCGGCGCCACCGAGAACGTCACGGTGCCGCCATCGCGGTCGCCAATGCCGGCCACCGTGAAACCTGTGGTGACGATGGAGCCGTCCACCTTGACCTTGATGTCGTCAGCCGAGAGGATGGCGAACTCGTAGGCGAACACCGTCGCGGTGCCGTTTCCGGTGTGGCTCGTGATGGGTGTCTGTACGCCGATCGGCATGGGCTCGCTCCTGAGCGGGCCTGGTCACACCACCTGATCGACCTCGATCTCGAAAGTGCCCGCTGATGGACGCCAATCGTCGCGCTCGTGCGGGTCAGCGTTCCCGACCTTCGGCCCGCGCCCGATGCGCTCAGGCTGCTGGATGAGGCACTCGGCGCCGGAATCGAGATGATCGTCTGGTTGCTTGGTGGCCTCAGGGTTCCAACTGCGCATGGGCTCCTCGACGGCTTCGATTACGCTTGTGTGCGCCCACAGGTAACCAGACGATAGGGGCGCGTCAAATGCGCCCAAGATCTTTCTATTTTTGTTCGATGTGGTGTGCTGTTCGGTTACCCCGCAGCGGATGCGCCTTGCTTTGAGAGCGGCGCGCAGCAAACCCGGCACATGCGTTCCAACGCCGTTTGTCTCGACGGTTACACGAGGAAGACTTAGCGCCTCAACCAGGTCGCATACCTGCCAAACCTGACCGCCGATGATTTTCCCATTGTCGTCAAGATCGGCCACCTCGCCCGTCAGAGCTGCAGCGCGGTGCCAGTACGGGCGGCCGGTTTCGTCTTGAAACATCACGCTGAAAGAACTGGTGTCGCTGTTGAGCTTGTTGCCGGCCGGATCCCAATGTGCGGTGGCCGAGACGATCCGAGCCTTGCCCAGGTACATGACCGGCTGCCCGTTGTGCGTGCGGATGGTGGGCTCCACGTCGTAGGCCTTGAGGCGGTCGGGGTCGAGGCGCGTCTCTCCGACCGGCTTGGAGTGCAGCTGGTACTGGCTGTCCCACTCGTTGACCGTGCGGCATGCCCTGCGCCGCTTGATCATCTCGTCGGTGGTGAACCGCTCAGGCCAGGCGCTGCCGTCGTAGAGATCGACCAGCCCACCAGGAGGCAAGGCGAAGACCATCCGGCCTTCCTGCATGGTGTAGTCCACCCCTTCGACCAGCACGCGGCAGGTTTCGCCGATGCCGAAGAAGACCAGCGCAGGCGCGAACGGGACCGGGTATGACTTCTTGTTGGCCAGCTCGATGCGGTGCTCACGGTCAAACATCTTGATGGTCAGGCAGTCGGCGCCCAGTTTCTCCTGCTCGTCGTAGATGGAGTCATGTGTGTGCGGGGTGCCGATGAACAGGCGCCGCGCACCGGGCACCATGATGTGAATTTGCTCGCCCAGGCGGGCGCGCATCTTCTCGCGGGACTCGGGATTGGTGATGTTCTTGGGCACCTCCACGTCGTCGTTCTGCGCCTCGTCGCAGCGTGAGGACGTGATGTTGCTCAAGATGCCAGCGGCCTGCATGGACGGGTTGCGCTCGTCATCGGCGCCGGGGCACCACCAGAAAGCGGCCTCCCCCTTGTTGCCGTTGGCGAACCAATCCGATGTCCACGGGTGGCGGGCCAGCACCGATTTCGTGTCGCGGCTGGTCTTGTACGCGGTCTTGTCCTGGTCGCCCTGGTGCAGGATGCGATAGGTCGGATCGTCCCAGTAGCGCCAGGCGTTGTAGCAGGCCAGGATGGTGGACTTGCCGAAGCCACGGAAGCACCGCAGCACGGCCAGGTCGCCACGGTGCTCGAGCCAATGGCATGCCCGGATGTGGATGTCGGGAACCGCCCAGCCCTTGAACTCGGCCCACACCAGGAAGAAGGCCAGGAAGGAGGCCTTACGCTTTGCCGAGGGCGCGTCGCTGGAACTCATCCTTGCCCTTTGCCTTGTTCATGACGCGGTCAAGCGCGGCCTGTGCGCGGCGCTCGGCGTCCCCGATGGCCTTGTCGAGATCGCCCTCGGTGCCTTCCTCGGCGCCGGCTGCAGGCTTACGGTCCTCGTAGTGCTTGATGACGTTGAGGGTGTGCGACAGCACCGCACCCGTGCCCAGGGCGCCCTTGCGGTCCCAGTGCCGATTGCCGCGTTCCTCCTGGCTCATGTCGCGTGGCAGCCTGCCGTCGCCGCTCCAGTTGGTTGGATCGGCCTCGACGATGAACACGTCGGCCAGGGATTCGCTCAGGTCTTTGAGCCGCTGGATTTGGTCAGGGCGCATGTCAGTCTCCTGCGATGGCGGACAAGTCGGGCGCGCGCATATCGCCCGTGTCCGGGTCGAGCCAGTAGTCTTGCCCCCAATCCTTGCGCGCCTTGCTCTGGATGCGGCCGAGGTAGCCGGGGCTCAGGTTTTCCTGCAGGGCGTAGAGGCCCATGTGGTCGAGCGCGGCCTTGGCGTACCAGAGATTGACCAGCGGGAGGTGGCCACGGGCAAAGCGCAGGCCCTCGGCGCCCATGTGTGTCTCCTTGCCAGCCTGCCACTCGTCAAAGTTGCCCTTGGTCAGCTCGTAGAGGTCGGCCGCGCTGCCGAAGGATGGGCCCAGCCATGTGCGCCCGAAGGTGTCGAGCGGGCTGCGGTCCTCGCTGGTGTCCTGCAGCAGCATGTCGCCCATGAACCCGAGCCCACCGCCTTGGGCCAGCGCGCGGGTCCAGAACTTGGGCGTGGTCATGTCCACCGGGTCCTTGCCGGACACCAGCTGCTTGGTCTGAAAAGCGATGGCGCCCAAGGCTGTCAGGCTGACCAAAAGCGCCCCGGCGTAGGCCAGGCGGTTGGCGGTCAGAGGTGCGCCCTCCAAGCCTTGCGGCGTCTCGAGCATGCGGCGCCAGTGGCGCGACACCATGGCGATGGGGAAGGACTTGAACTGCGCCATGGAGCGCCACAGCTCGCCGTCGATCGTGCCGCGGGTCGAGCCGCCCGCCGTGACGATCGCCCGCGTGGCCAGGTCAGGATTGAGCACGGCCACCTCGGACTCGTCGGTGATGAGGCCCAGGTACTTGGCCACCACCTCGCCCGCGCGCGGATCGCCCGTGGCGTAGATGGCATCGGGGGTGATGTGCTCGGAGCCACGGTGCGCCACCGGCTGGGCCTGCTGAATCACTTGCCAGTCTGCCTCGGTCAAGCCCTTGGATCCCATGCGCCAGCGGTCGTACTCGGTCAGGTTGCCCCAATCGGTCGAGCGCAGGCGGCCCATGACTTCCATCATGGTCAGCGAGAACGCCCGGCGCAGGGTGTCGGTCCATGCGTTCATGAGAGACAAGCGCATGGTGGCGCTGGTCAGGCGCCCG